ATGAAAGCAGATTATTGTAATAGAATAAAAGCACTACGTGAAGATCATGATCTTTCGCAAAGACAAGTAGCAGAATATTTAGGCACATCTCAAACTATGTATGCACGCTATGAAAGAGGTGCTAGTGAGTTGCCGATTCGTCATTTAATTACATTATGCAAATTGTACAATGTATCATCAGATTTTATTTTAGGTATTATCAAGAGAAAATAATCATCCGCACTCAAAAGAGTGTTTTTATATGTTTAAATATCCTGAATTATTAGCTTTTAGCATTAACTCAGAATTAACCAACATTTTTCCTGATTCTTGTAACCAGACATACTTACTTTGATACTTAAATAATGATGATCTTATCATAATACCTTCTTTATCAAAAGCATACCATGCTTGATTTTCAGTATCCCAAATCATATCATTTTTCACTAGTTTTCCTTTTTGATAATACATCCATTTACCTGAATTTTGTAGCCAACCATCAGTATAAAAATTTTTGAATGACAATCCGAATGAATTCATTATCTGAGTATCATTCATAAAATAAACTAAACGTGGATCAACTGCATTAGGTAAAGTTCCGGGATGAAAATTGTTATTAGCAAAATGTGTCCAACCTTTTGAATAGATAAGAGGTGATGAATTGCCTATTTGTATTATACCTCTGCCAGCTTCTACATGAGTATGGCATCCTGATCCAATGCCAGAATACCCCATAGACTGAAGGTGTGCACCTTGTTTGACAACATCACCGATTTTTATATGAGAAATATTATCATCATGCCATATATCAAGAATAAGATAATCCTTTGTTCCGTCTGCAAATAAAACAGGAGCTAAGGACTGCCAAACAACCTCATTACCATTACCAAGATGAAATTTACCCATGCATTTAAGTGTTACTGGAGCATAAAGCTGCTTATCGCTATTATCAACATTATCTAATGCCCAAGTTCCTTCATGACTAAGCCATGTATAGCCAAGATCATCACCGCATCCTTGTGTAAGATTAAGCTGTGTCTGCGGCCAAAGAATGACTTCAATTCCATCTTTGTTAATTAATGTTTGATTTTGTTTCATGCTAACTTCCACCCTTGAGTATATGCATCAGGGCTAAATGCGTTGTTATCCATAACACTTATATATACTTGATCGTTATACAAGACTACTTCATCCTTCATATAAGCGTCATGAGCGCCTTGTGGCTGCACGAAAGGTTTTGGTTTGTCCTTATTCTTCGTATGCTTCACAACCCACAAAGCAGGTGTCTGAGAGGGTTCCCAGCCATCTTGACTGGTATGAGCCTGTACACACCGATATACTTGTCCTTCAAACTTCCTAATGTCATCCACCGCATATTCCATACCTGTATCCCAAAAGTCGACTAAATCTTCGCAGTCAATGATCGTTGTATCATCATTTGCTTGTAAGAGCTGCTGCCATTGTTTACGCAGCTGCCGAGCTTGTTCTATTAAGGTCATGCTAGATCACCTACCAATACTTATAAGCTGTTTCATATTCATTTTGTGCTGGTGCATCAGCAAGAATGTATTCCTTTTCATCAGCTGTTAGGGAAATCATAGCTTGAATCTTATCTGCTGTAATTTCGCCCTTGTTAAAGCAGCGTTTTAAACTCTCGACATGTGCCCTCATGCTATCACTCCTTCTTGGACTAATTGTAGGGTATATTCATCTATGATTTCTTCTTTCTTGAGACTTTTCATTGCTTCAAGATCTGCCTTAGATGCAGGTGCATTCAAAGCTTCCTGTTCGGCTCTTTCTACTTCAGCGGCTGCTTGTTGAGCTTTTAAGTCAATGTATTCTTGCCACTTGACTTCATCTAGTACAAACTGTTCATTCTCCCATTTGCAGCCGTGTATAGTCTGCTCGGTGATTTCTTTCTCGGTTGTTACCAGTATCCACGGTGCTTTTTGCACTTTGTTAAAAAAATTAGCTTCTTTAATATAGTTATTTTCATCAATTTGAATGTATAGTTGATATTTCATGTTGTTACCTCCAACCTAATGAAACTACAAATCTTATATATGTGTTTGATGAATTATTATATTTATATCTTAATTTAATTATGAAATTATTACTTTTATATGATATTAATTTTATATATAGTCTATTATTTGTACTTCCATTCAAATCTGTAAATTCTAATTGTTGTCCAGCATTGCAATCCCTTAAAAATGCAACTATATTTGTAAGTTCTATATTCTGCTCTGATGAAAAATAACTTGGTATACTGTCTTTCGTTAGTAGATCATCATATGATGAACAACTTCCACCATTAATACCGATATAGATTTCATTAAGTTCCTGTTTATTAATAGGAAAAATAATGTTGTCAGTTTCAACTTCATTATAAGTTTTTGATGAACCGCTTTTAATTGATATTAAATCTAACCAATTAATCTCACCAATCACCTTACCGCTGTTATACGTTGGGAACATTGCTCCGCTCATAATCTCACCCATCCTTTCACTTCTTCATATGGTGTAAATTCATTTGTACTACCATCATATAAACGCACTTCGTCAATATATCCTTTTAACCATAAATTTGATTTTCTATTGCTTCCAAGTTCTATTGTTTTGAAATTATAGAAATTTTGTGATTTACCAACAAAATTATAATCATCAATTTTAATTTCAAAACTATACTCATATGCAGAAGTATCTGCAAGCTTTCTAAGTCTTAACGCAATACGATGCCATGTTTTTGCTTTTAATGGAATGCTTCCTAAGGTGCTATATCTATCATTTGATGATTCAGAATAGTAATAATTGCAATACTGTATTAAACCATTCGGTCTTATTTCTAGACTTATCATGTTATTGTTTGAAGAACTATAACCGTTTTCAGTATTAAATAAAGCAAGACCATAATTGTTTTCAACTGGCAATTCGTCAAGATATACCCAAAAATCTAACGTATAATTATTCTTGTATACAAAACACGAATTTGAATTATTTAATACTATATTCTGATTTATTCCATTTAACGAAAAACTTCCTGTACCTAATCTATTAGTTATAGTTGAAATGTCGCAATTATAAGTAATTGAACCCATTCGTTTTGAACTAATCAATAATGAATCACTTCTTGTTTTATCATCACAATGAAGCAAAAGCATTGTCTTATCACTGTCTGTATATTGAATAGGAATGCTTTCAACTACATCATATTTATCAACCGTTCCGTCTACGTTATGTCTTAAAATTGTGTTATCAGCTATATTAACTATTGCTGAATATTCAACATCTTTCCATGAACCATATAAATATTGATCTTCATTTGAATTTAATAACGGTATTATATGTGTATCTTCAACATGCCCAAGAACAAGCACATCATCAACAACACTTCTCTTTGACCAACTGCTTGAACTTCCTTCTCTTCGACCAAAACCACTGATTTTTATTTCATAATCAACATCTATCAATTCTTTTGTTGGATATGATTTTGTTATTAGAGTTCCTGCTTTGTCAGTTAATTCATATACATAATTCCAAACTCCATTTACTTGTTTATACATAATTCTGCAATGATATTTATCTCTGTCACTACTTCTTGCTAAAACTTCATAAGATAATGCACCAGTATCTTTATTTAAGTAGTAAAATTTTAAACTAACACGGTCATATGATTTTATTCCTATACCTAATTCTTCTGAAAAACAACTGGAAATTCAGGAACAGAATATGTACTGCTTATATCAGAAACATTAAACCCGAAAGAAAATGAAATCTGCCACGGCTTCGTGATATCTAATTTTTTGATGTTTTTAACTATATAAGCCGAATCATAATTTGTGTTATTAGGCACTAAAACATACTCACCCTTAAAATATCCACGTTCTTCATATGAATAGGTTTCAGCATTAGCTGTGCTACCACCTGCGTTATAAACTGGATTTTTATTTTTTGTTTTATCGTCTACAATTCCGCCCTCTGAATTTATTAATAACAAACAATCATCAATGCTAGGTGAAAATTCATATATAGTCCATGTGATAACTTTTTCACCGATTTCATCAATGATTTCATAAGTCACATCACTTTCACCTTGATACATAGCACCAACGACAACATCCACATCAGGAACATTGCTACATGAAAATGTAATTGTAGTATTAGTATTGGAATGAATACTGATACCCGCTTTTGAGCAAGCATCAATGTTACTCTTCGGCATAATATAGGCCGGAATAATCGTTGAGCCTACCACAAACTTATCGCAAGGCAATGTCTGCTGATTATTTTCATCCCACCCTGTTGATGGTAAAAAGAACTGAGGTGAACAATTCTTATCTATCTTTTTATTTAGGTTTTCCTCAGCCGTTTCTATCCGCTGAAGCAATGCCAAATAATCTGCCTTACTTGCAAAATAAGCCGGCTCTTTTTTACCAAGCGTGTCAGCATCACCACCGTCTGTTGGCAAATCGATGATAAACTCATTAGATGCAGTTGATTTGATTTGAAGGATTAGATTGATATTGTCAGTAGGTACTATCCCTGAAGCTGAAATCACTAATGATCCATTGGATAATACAGCAGATTTACTGATACGTGCAGCTTTTAGTTCAGCAAAAGCTTGATCTGAATTAACACCCATTATTAATCTACCAGAGGTATTAGCAGTTAGAAGCGAATTTAGAATTGTATATGAATTATCAATCCATTGATCCGCTGCTAAGGTAATCGCAAACTCTTTCATTTTTGCATCTTCCAGTTCTTGAAGGGACACATGAGCATCATAAATGCCATTTTCAATGTTATTCATTTTCGCTTGATCAAATCGTGTGCCTTGCTGAAGGACTTCGCCAGTATTCGGATCTTCTATATGGTCTATCCAGACTGTTTTATCATACATAAAGTTTACCTCCCTCTATTTCTTCAAATTGATATATGAATGCTATGATCAAGGGTGATCCGCTTGATTTAATATATTCATCTGCATGTGTTGCCAATACTTGATCAGAGCTATCTATCAAACGAACGTTACTAATTGAGCCAACAATATCAGAATTAAAATTTACATAGACTCTTACTTCATTACCTGAAGTTTGTTTGATCATATCCGTACATTCATGTTCTTCACCGTCAAGCAAATAAAGAGCCTTAACAGCTTTATCAGCAAATTCAATAGGTAAAGATTGTATATATTCATTACTCAAAGATTTCATTTGAACCCTCCTTTGGCCATGTATTGCAGATCAGTAATCCACAAAGAGGAAACTCAGGTTGTAAACTGTAACTCCTACTTTGAATTTGTACTTGATTTCCGGCATTGATGATATATCTCGGCATTGCTGAAGCTTGTTTTACTTTATTGACTTCAGCATCCAGTATCCTTAAATCATTGATACCTGTATTCTCTTGCTTTTTAAGTAAGATATAGAACTCAGCCCACGCTTCAGGATCAATCTCTTTAGCAGGGAAGATCACTGATAAACATATCCCAGAGATTCAAGTACAGCTTCAATTCCTTTTTTAGTCCCAGCAAGTTGAGCGGTTTTCTTTTTCCATATCAATCTCTTTCGATAATTCTCAGTGCTTTCACCCTTTAATCGTGGCAAATCATAATCATCACCATAAACATCTAATAATGCATCGTCACATGATAAGATCATAAGCTGCTGCTGTGTCTTATAGATTGCCTCCTGCGCCTGATCAAACAATGTACCAATCACTGTGATAAAGATCCAAAATTGATTGATTGATTTTTGCATCTCTTAAATGGAGTGGATAAGAGAGAAAACATATATTCTGCAAAGTTCTCAAACATCTTAGATCACTCTTTCTACATCAACAGTAATATCACCTGCTATAATCACTTTTTCGTTAGCAAGTAATACATCGGCGGTAGGAGTAAGCACTTTTATATTTCTGATAGCCGGTTCCGCATCTTTGACTGTAAATATGATATCAGACAGATTTAATTCATTCAGTTTTCTGTTTGAACTTATTTGTAAAGAGATAAGAAGTGCTGCTTGAACCTTGTCACCAGTGCCATCATATTTTGGAGATTCAGGCACAAAAATCTTTACATGGATATCTTGCTGAACGTTGACTGATGATTTTACAAGTACATCATCATAAGCACCAATGATAGGAGTAATTGCCATCTTCACATCATCTAATAGCTGTTGAGTCGCATCACCTTTAGTTGAGGTGATGATAATATCAACGGTGCCTTGACCTCTTGGATGCTGATCATTGACACTGGCAAAGAGTACACCTTGTACAGCTTCAGCAGCCTTTTTGTATTTTCCGGCAGTAGTCAGGGTAGCTTGTTCTTCCCATGCGTTTTTAACACGCAACCTGAATGCTTCAACATCTTCTAAGTCTGATCCCTCAACTGTGATCCAGTTTTCCTGATTATGGATCGTATTTACATTAATGTATGTAAGTGATTTTGAAATCAAGCCTGCCGGAACGTTATAACGTGAACCTTCCTTTTCGGCAATGATCGGTACTTCAATCTTTAAGACTTCTTCAGGCAACACCACATCTTTCACGCTGAAATATCGTAATTCCTCGTTATTGATATCAATCGCTGTCTTAAATACCGTATTTTTAGGTATCTTCAAAGCCGATTTCCCAGAAGCTCTTTCAAGTGTAACCAAACCTTCAGTCTTTTTAGCAAGTTTTCTTTGCATACCATAGTCTAATGCCTTTACCTCGATCCAATCCTCATCTGCATGAGTTACAAATCCATTATTGATCACTGATCTAAGCAGTGTTATAAGTTCAATATAAGCTTTCAATGAAACCATTAAGAGGGTATAAAAGATACCACCAGCCTTAAAATTCGTGATTACAAAACCAGCTTCTTTCAGCTCTCTTACTTTTTCATCCTTCAGCTGATCTATGTCAGGCAAGGGAAGAATCTTATCTAAACTATTTTTATCAATCATAAGCGATCACCTCCACCTGTACACGATTCAATTCAAGACTCAGTGATAAATCTTTATCACTGCCAATCAAGCTAAACTGTATCTGAATCGTAATATTTTCATTAAATTCAATAGTTATTTTCAGTGATAAGATATCGATTTCCTCACGTCTTGCTATCTTTTCCTTAATCCGTTCTCTGATTTCGATTTCGCAGCTTTCAGGATCATCATTCTGGATAAACTCTTTTAAGCCCCAACCATAAGTTTCATCATAGAACAGCTCACCCGGTTCAGTTATTGCTTCCATTTGTAGATCCTGAAGCAAGGCATCAATTCCGCTTATCACCGGTGCATCACCATCAGTTGCAGCCGTTAACTGTTGATCTGAAGATAAGCGAATATCACTAGATAGTTCCATTTTCTACCTCCTTCAGAATCTCTATCTGATTCAGTTGGCCATCTGATAATCCTACTAACACAATATTTCCTGCCAGCAACTCAGAACGATAATATACATCAGGAATTAGAGGAACATCATTCTTAGGCTGCTTGTTGCTATCCAAAAGCTGAAGCGTGTAGTTATAACCTACATCAAGCTTATGGCTGCTTACTACTTGTGCATATTGGATCGCTGGCTGAAGGCAATGCTTATAATCACTGATCATCACATCAGCGACTGCTTTTTGATTGCTGATAATAAATTACTCATGACTTACCTCCTAGAACTGTATCAGGCTGCGTACAAATCCTTGTTCATTGACTCGAAATATGATCTTGCTGATCTCGTAATCTCCTGAAACTAAAGGATGATCCACTCTGATCAGTGTTGAATGTTTCAAGAAAGGGACAGATACGGTCTGCATTTCCCATGAGCCGGAAATTCTTTTCAGATTTAGAATATTGCTGCCATATCTGAATACAGCGATCTCTTTTTGTTTAGCAGAAGAACCCCAATGGAAGCGCCCAGCTTGCATATAAAACTTATGATTCAAACCCCATAAAGAATTTATATACTGAATGACTTTAATGCCATGCATTGATTGAATTGAAACAGTTTTATTCGCATAAGTTTGACTAGCTAATAACAAATCTTTAATACTTGCTTTCATGCAAACATTACTAATGATTTCTTGCGGCACAGCATTCATGTATGTATCCGTTATGATTGTTCTTTCCAGCTTCAGCATATCATCTTTTAATTGGATGCTGCATTTATCTGATGATTCACTTATATCCTTAGTAACCGATCCTTTGAAGATACTTTCAAGATTTCCTGAATAACCGAATAGGATCTCACATTCATCATTTTTTTTGACATTTATCTTGTCCAGTATTTCTTTTGTAAACATGATTTTCGCATAATCATAAACAGTGTTTTTACTGCTCACAACTTCTATTGAGATACCCTTATTTAAGCTTAATTCGTTGATATTTACTTTTACTTCAGGATAAAAATATTCTATGTTAGGCATTGGATAACCTCCTACATTGGAAACACTCTTGCATTGTTGGTAAAGCCACTTGCTAAGCGCTTTTGACCGTTATTTGTTAAAACACCACGTTTATTGATAGTATCAGTAGTGTTATTCGATGTAGTGACAGGTGCAGCGCTGCCAGAAGTATAACTGCTAACAGTGATAGTCACCGGCTCATAGCTCCAAAGTTCAAGAGTCACCTCAATAGCTTCATTGGTATTCACTTCTTTTGTTTTCATACTTTTTAGTACGACATTAGAAATACCTCTAAGAGCAGCAACCGGATGAATCAACTTATGTACGATAGGCTTGTCTTGTCCAGCTTTGCGAAAAAGGTTCTGGATGATTTCAAGTTTTTGTTTTTTAGTCTCAGTCGGTGAATCTTCAAGGATAATAATTAGATTAATCTTTGAATCATCATAACCTACTGCTTGTTTTGGCTTTCGGCTGCTGCCTTCAACATCCTGTTCTTCAATGAGTGCTTCAGTTGTTATGTCAATGCTCTTAAATAAGCCATGCAGCCATTGATCATCGATCTTAACGTTTGTATCATCTACATAGATCATGCCGGTACTCCTTGTGGATATGGATCATCTGCGCCATCTGTCAGATCGGATAACTCAGCAAGCAGCTGCTTTAGCTTTTGGATATCCTCAATATCCTTTAAATTAACATTAAGCTGGATTCTGCCAATGTGCATTGTTAAGCCTTTGTTTTCATTTGATTCATCTTTCGATTCAACTTTTGCAGTTTCAGTTTTAAAGAAAGAACGATTGACTTTTCTTCGTTTCTTCATGAACTAACGACACTTTTTCAAAAGACTTTTTAACTGCTTCAGCTGGTGCTTCTTCAGCTTGATTGATACCATCAGATATTGTAGTCATGATTCTCTGGCCTGATAGTGTAAGGTGAGAAAATGCCCCTTCTTTCGCATCAGAGAATGGCAGCAAATTACGCACCTTATCAAACACACTACTCACCGCGTTAAACGGTGCCATTGCAACCGCTTTGATACCGCCAGCCAGAGAGTTCATAATGTTTGATCCAAATTCTGCAAATTTGTCAGGTATACCGGTAAACCAGTCAATGATGCCATTAATACCGGATTTGATCCAATCAATACCGGCCTGCACACCTTGACAAGCTCCTTGCCATGCATTACTGATCCACTGACTCACAGAGTCCCAATTATTCCACAACAACACTAAAGCTGCAATCAAAGCTATGATACCGACAATCACCCAAGTAATAGGGTTAGCCAATAGTGCAGCAGTGAATGACCAGACTGAAGCAATCAGCCCCGGCATAGCCGTAACAGCGGTAGTTATTGCTTGTTTAGCCATGCCTGCTAGACTTAAAACAAAATTTTTGGCAGCTCCTACGGCGGTGATTGCTGTATTTTTGCCAAAAGTAAGCAATTTACCACCAAGATTGATCAAGCTTGTACTTGATTTACTTATTACACCTGGTAGTGATTTGAGTCCTTTATATAAAAGCTGTAAACCCTCATAACTTTTAGCTCCCGCTAGACCAATAGCTCCAAAGACTGCAATGCCAGTACCACCAACTGCCAGTAGACCACCTAAAACAATGACACAAGTCATAATAGTGCCAGCTAATTGTTCATTATTAGCAATCCAATTCGACAAAGAATCAGCAACTTTGAGTCCTTTATCAATGAATTTCTCAACGGTTGGCATCATGGCAGCGGATAGTGTTTCTTTTGTATTTTGAATCTTCTGCTGAAGCAGTTCAAACTTACTAGGATTCGTGTTATTGATAGCATCGGCCATCTGCTGTGTAGCATCAACACCTTGCAGCATAGAGTTAGCAACCGCATTGATATTAGAGTTTAAGTCACCGGTTTTGTTATAAAGTAGGTCAATCAATGCTACAGATTCAGTGTCACCAAAGGCTTTTTGCAGTTCCATCTTTTCAGCCGCATCCATTACGTCTCCAAACTTACTATGCAGTAAATCTAGGATATCTGTCATTGGCAGCATCTGATTGTTAGCATCAACAAAACTAAGACCTAACTCCTGACCGCCTTTGACAGCCGATCGAATAAAGGCTTTATACTTAGTACCAGTTTCTGGAGCACTCATGGTTGCTTGCAGCATTCCTAAGATAGAGAGCTGTTCTTCCAGTGGCACTGCTGCTGTTGTGGCTGATCCGCCTAAAGATGAAATCGCCTGTGCCATCCCTTGACCGGTTGTTTTAAACTGCTGCACCGATTTAGAAATACCCGCAGAAAACATTTCACCAAATTCCAAATCAGAAAGATTGTCATAGTAGTTTTTATAAATACCATAACCCGTGGCAAACAAGCTCGTCATTTCACTAGCGGTTGCTTTAGTCGCTTTTGCCGTCAGTGATGCAAGTTCTGTCATATCCGCCACACCTTGATCTGATAATGATGCTATTCCTGACTTAATATCATAGGCAGCAGTAAGAAACTCTGGTGCAGTGGTGCCAGACCACTGATTTGAAAAGTCATAAGCACTTGCAGTCAACGCATCAAGATTCTCAATACCCAATGAAGAAAGCTCACCTAGGGCAGCTTGTGAATCAAAGGAAGAAAGAGCTATGTCACTGCCTACATCCCAAAAACTCCGGCCGATATTGGATATTACAAAACCTGTTTTAGCCATACTGACCATGCCATTTTCCCATTGCTGAAGCTTAGTGATCGTTTGTTCTGATTCATTGCGTATTTTTACTAATGGAGTGGACATATTATCCACTAAATTCATGATCATAGAAAGTTTAAATACTGATTCTAGCGACATATATTTACATCACCGCCTTTTTGTCATATACTGAAGGTAGAAAGATAGAGAGGAGGTATCATCATGATCTGGCCATTATATTTAGGAGCAGGTTTAGGTATTTTGTTCTCACTTCTTTTGATACCACTTTTCATTTACTGTATTCCATATAGTTTATGGATCGGTATTAAAAATTCTGAAGGTAAATATCTAGAGAAGAAAGATACATCTTTTCTTAAAGATATTGTTGATGCTACAAAAGTCTATATCTCATGGATTACCCGTAAAGAGCCTAAAATCTAGGCTCTTATTTTTATTCATCCGAAAATGCACTCACAATTGCTTGATTTAACACACTGATCTGAAGCTTTTGCGCTATTCTGGCTAAAGCAATCAGTTCAAAGAAATCATCAAACTCAATTTCATTGAAATTAACAGTTTCATAATAGGAAGCAGGAAGAAACATCTTGATTTCAAGCAAACCTACTTCAAAGAAATCATCTGATAATTCAGTAATCCTATCATTTATAATTTTCGCAGGATCACTTTGTCCGTAAAACCCAGCATTGCTAATAGCTTTTGACTAAGATTAATGGCAATCGCTGGATATGTAGCAACATGTTCTTTTAATAACTCGCGCTGTTCAGCAACAATATTATCATTCACAAAAGCCAATGATGCATTGGCAATATCTTTAGACATATTTTTAATATATCGGTGGTAACTTGGAGTTTTTGGCTTTGTAAAGAAGTAAGTGATTAATTCTTCCTCTTCATCTGTGGTATCTAAGGTCATATCTACCTGATAAATCTGGCCATACTGTTTTTTAAGTGCATCAATCGTTTCTTCAGCTGTTAATCCTTTTAATAATTCGTTGTTTTTATCCATTTTTATCTCCTTTTTGACATTTATCATGTCTTAAACTGGCTGAACGCCATCACGTACAATTAAACCAGCTACTAATAAATCTAAGTCTACTGTCATATTCTTATCACCTTGCTTTGGTTTATCAGAGATCTTCGCAATAGATACTTTGTTGATAACATCTGTGCGTGTCAATTCGCCATCATTCGCATATGACACAATGAGCTTTGGTATATCTAAATTGTATAAAGGAATACCTTTTGCTTTACAGTAATCCAATAATTCATTGAAATCTTCGCGTAATAAAGTGATTTTAGCATTTCCTTTATAGTTACCTGAACCATATCCTCTGGGCTTGTTACCAGTTCCATATTTTAATTCTTTTTCTAATTCATCATCATACTCAATAGATTGAACTTGCATTGCAAATTCTGGGAAAGAGATAGTTACTGACTCCCATGAATAACCTCTGCCATTGATCATTTTGTTACCTCCTAACCGGCACGGCCAAGATCGATATTGATCTCACGCACGATCCCTTTTGCTTTATAACGCACTTTTAATGATAACGTTCCTGTTTTCATATTCTCGACAGGATCAATTAGTTCTATATTAAAATCACTGATTTCTTTGTTCTCCTTCATTTGATCCAAAGGCTGTTGGATGAATTCCTTTTTGACAGTTAAATCAGTAATAATCGTTTTATCCGACTCCATATCCACCTCGGACTGCATCTGCTGAAGCGCAGACTTGCGAATCTCACGAATAATCTTATTTTTGACCCTCACATCCTCCGCATAGACATAATCTGAATCAGTTGGACTCATCATGCGTGCATTTGTAACATAATAGCCTGATAAACCATCATAAGAACGCAATGTCAGTAATCGTGCTTCATCCAGTTCCTCAATATATTCTTCGATTCCAAGTGGAGTTAGTTTACTGAGTTTATCTGACGAAATGTTAAAGGTATCTACTTGACCGATTGACTGCTGTACTTTGCTTTTTGAGTAAAGACCAGCAACAATGCTCGCTAGATTTTGCTCTCGAACAGTACCATCGGACTTAGAATAATTACCTCTGGCTACACAAACTTGAATATCATAGTTTTTGATATTCTTGTATTCTTCAATCAATGCTTCAGCGTAATCTTCTGCGGATTGATCAGCCGTCGGCTTAATTGCTTCTAGTAAAATCATTAACGGTTTGTGCTTATCAGTAAGCAGCTGCTGTTGTTTTACAGATACGGCAGCTGCCAATGCACCATCACATTCACCAACGATATGGATAAACTCAAATTCCTGATTAACTGTCTTTATCTTATCGAGTGCAGCCAGTACATCAGCATTACTCATAGTAGGAGCGGTTGTAGAAAAGCTAAACTCATCATCAACGGCAAATACGGCACTTTCAGGAGTTGTGAACGTTAATTTGATACCACAGGTTTCAGATAAATCTACAATACCATCCACTGGCATGGTTGTTGTTTCTGACCAACTAAAACCGCCGTTGATTGTATAGATATAAGCAGCAGTATTTAAACCTCCGCCAGCAGTGATCCGTACTTTGATATCAAATGTATTTGTAGGTGATCCTGATACCGCTAAAGCAGCAGCGCTTGTCTTTGTGACTTCACCAATCGTTCCGGATGTAGATGCTTTCACCGGCAAGCAGAGAATGATACCAGAACCATTTGCAATAGAATCAAGGACTGAATCAGTTAAAGGGCTCTCTCCAACCAGCTTCTTGATTTTTTCCATTGAGTAGCTGCTTCTGATAATGATAGGCGTATCTGAATCAATGGGTGAAGCACCGATTTTTAAATGAGTGCCTTCACCGGCAATTACACCAGCGCCCAGCAGCTTATCAGTAACAGTTACATTTACATCCCTCAACATAGCTTTCTTCCTTTCTGTTTGCTGCCCATAAATTGAAGGACAGCATCATCAAATTCTTGCTTTGTTACTTGCTTTCCCGGATACCATTTCTGCATGGCGCAAGTACCAGCAAAAATCACAGGATCAAGTTTTGTATTATCTCTGTGTGTTTCAACAGGATAGAGTGCTTCATTTTCTTTTTTAGTTGCCATTTTCTTCCTTTCTGACTTCAATGCTCAAGTCATTAAGAGCAGCATAACCGCTCTCTTTATATATACCTGTATCAAATTCAAGTATCATGTGCATTGCAAATTTAGCTTTTAAGATTTCGTTCACTTTTATCTATCCATTCTGCTTTTGCAAGACGGATAGGTACAGCATTTTCGTCAATATTGATGTATTCATCAATAGCTGATAGAAATTGCATATACAGTGCTTCAGCTTCAGCAAGTTTATATTCGCCAAGAATTACATTGAATTTGATGATACGTTTAAATACCTGTTTTCGTTTTATTTTCTGACTATCTTTAACATAAGTAACCCTTTTACTTATTCTTTCCAATTCTTCCTCATACGGCCAGCAACCAGCCTGCCTACTATCCTGAGAGTTAAGCAGATCTTCCTTACGCAAGTAAATACGTGCTTCAGAATAACCGATAGAGAGTAATAGATTTTTAAGGTATTGCTGGATCTCGCTGATCATGCTCATCACTCCTTGTAGTAGCTTTCAATCGTTTCCTGTATATCAAGGTAATCTTGCTCTGAAAATCCCATAAACGGTCTAGCCGGAATATCGACATGAACTTCTTTAGCTGATCTAAAGCTGCCATTGATAGGGAATCTAAGGACTTTCTTCTTTTTTGGTTTTATTACGCGATCTTTTGCTCCAAGTTGATGAGTTGTAGCATACTCAACATTTGTGCCAACTACAAATCCTTCAGGTAATACCTTGCTCTGAATAGAATTCTTTAGGTCGGTTGTCTTTACTAATGTTTGACCGCCTTCAGTGCGAACTCTCTTAGATGGCTGCCATTTGTTACCTTCAGGGTCTTTACCAGATCGAAATCTCAATTCAATGGATGAACGAGTCTGATCAGCTAAAACTGAACTTATTTCGGTGATGTCAACATTTTGCAGCTTATCAAGATACTTCTCAATCGTTGAACATCGCCTTTGATAACAACATTACTACTCATACTAAAAACCCTTCATGTTTTTTCTTGAAAAGAGTTTCTCGTTAGAGTTCATAACAAACCCTGAAGCAGCAGCTTGTTTAGGTGAATCTAAGCCAATTTCTGCTTTTCCTTCAGCAACCAATTTCAAGAAATCAATAGCGGCCTTATATCTGGTCAGATAGTTCTTTTCCTCACTTTGTTCATCAATACCTCTACGAGAAAATAAATTATATAAAGCAATGTCTTTAGATAACTTATTGATCATCTGTGGTATCGTTGTCAAAGGGACTGGATACCGTCTGGCAAGATAGCCGTTGATCTCAGCATCTGCATCTTGGATCGCTCCTGAAGTAATGTCTCTCAACAAAACATCACGCTCATTTTCATCCTCTATATGGCGATCATCAATCAGAGAATCAATCGCATCCTCTTTGATCATGGCTCTGACTTCATCAACAGTTGCATACATAAGATTATTCAGCTGGTGGTGTTACTGGATCGGCTGCTGAGCCGTCTGAGCCGTAAGCCATTTGCCAGAAGCCATAACCGGCATTTCCACGTGCATCAATGCCATAGAGATATTCATTACGCATGAATACGTTCTGGTCGTTTTCCTGATTCAGTACGTTTAACTTTGGAGCTTTCCTTTTCTGGAAAATGAAAGGTTTCAGAGGTCTATTAGTATCCAACAAGAACCAGCAAGTATCTTTACCCGCCAGTTCAGGGGCTACAAGCACTTCAGCTGTACCCTTATAGACGTTGGTTGTTCCTTCGATTTGATCAGCAGTGACAATTTTTAACGCTTCACCTTCAAGCGCTGGAGGTACGACTAATACATTTGGCATGATCTTCAGCGGTTTTCCTTCGTCATTCTTAAAGCTCATCAAGGCAGCACGCGCTTCACCATATGCTTTGGCAGATAATTTTGCAGTGCCTTTGTTGCTTACTGTTGTTTTAGCAACTTTATGATCTGCGGAAAAGAAAGGCTTTTTATCATAACAAGTTTTTGTAAAGCCATCCTTCAGCAAAGAAAATACAAGATCTTCCGGCCAAATTGCCGCAGAATATCCCATATCCTGCATCATTGGTGCATAAATGCCCAGCTTATCATCTTCAATGTCGTTTCTCTTTACAGCAACTGTAGCTTCGTAATCTTTGTTTTTGATCGTATATTCAGAAGCCGTCATATTTTTAATTTGACGTTCGCCGATCCATTCACGCAAGCTTGGGAATTGTCCTAACCACCCATAATTTTCATCTGAGGTATTACTTGGAACTTCAGTAGCGATTTTTTGCCATTTCGTTTTTGTCTCAGCAAATGCCTTTTGGAACATTGCTGAAAAGCCTTGATTCAGCGTATGTAAGACTGCGTTTGTAAGTATCATGTTGTTTTCCTCCTAATATGTTTCCACAGCCACACCTTCAGTTGTGACCATCAATACTTTTCCGGCTACTGATGAGCCTGTGGCGGTCGCTGTGACCGTATGATCATCAACGATATAGCAATTACTCATGATATGAGTCTCTTTGATCGTTCCGTCATTGTCCCATAAAAATGCACCACGCTTAACTTCAATAAATTCATCACCATTGGCCCCTTGATTTTCGGCAAATGTCTCAGCTCGGCCGACTGCGATCAAGGATGCTGCCTTTTTAGCCGGGATCGCATAACCACCTGATAAGGCAACCAGAGAACCTTGTTCAATTTTTGTAGCCGCTGCCACCGGTAAAATCAAAACCTGTCCACGATTAGCGATTTCTGTTGTGTTGTAGCTCATTTTTCATTACCTCCGTATTTTTCGATATCTTCCTTACTAATACCCATATTCTTTAATGCGATAGGATCAAGTTCAACTGACTTCTTTGTTGCGGTGTTTGTGTTTACTTCTCCCATCGGTACAGTCTGAGGAGCTAATTCAAGATAGTTCTTAAATCCTTCTCTGTCTTTTAATGCATAAGCTTCAGCCCATGTTTTTTGTGCTGCCGTGATCTTTCCGGCCTTTAATCCTTCACTTACTAACTGAGCAGCATCTTGCTTATCAAGACGTTCTTTTAATGCTTTAAGCTCTGTACTTTCAGGGGAATGCTTCAACTGCATGATGCTTGCGCAAACTTCTTCAGTTTTTGCATCCTCTTTCAATCCGAGTAATGTTAATACTGTTTTGTTTGCAACTACTTCATGCTCATTGGCTGGATTACATTTTGCTTTGATCATTTCGATTAGTGCTTCATCTGTTGTTTCTTCAGGCAATCCTAAAATTTCAAGTAGCAATTTCTTTAAGTCCATAATATTTCTTTCTCCTTCCTCGCTTCCGAGTTTGTTTATAATAGGGAACATTCCATTAATAGCCGGTGTATTAGTCAAAGCTACAGAGTGCAGTTCAACAGCTTTTTTATCTGACTTTCTGACGTTGATCACTGGGGATAAAAAGCGGTATTCCTTATTCTTCAGATATTGTTTGGCCTTATCAGTCCATTCAACTTTGGCTTCAATGGCATCAACACCTAAACGCAGTTCCTTGATCCATCCACCCGCAGGAGCTTGGATGTCTTTGAGTGTTTGATGTTCGTAATCAATAACTACATCCAACTTACGCTCACTAATGTGATTTAACATTGATTGAAAGCTTTCACCATCAACCATAAAATCACCTTTGGTAGAGCTGACCTTTCCGAGTGGCAGAATCTTTGTCCACTCCGGTAATTCATTTGTTTCTTGCAAATCTAAGTCACAGATCATTAATTCATTCATCTTCCACGCTCCTTCTTTTGTTAAAACGCTCTGAGACTGCGTGCGCACGCGTGCGCACGGGGGGTCCTGCGAAAAGTCGAGTATCTGTTACCCTTTAATTGATAAATGCGTCAGCGTGCGTTTTTGACGGTCTTGTTATAGACTGCTTGCATTGCTTCAGGAAACGTACTTACATCAAGCTCATAAAACTGTTTGGCAATGTTTTGATTAAACAGCTTGTCCGGCATGATCGGCACTAACTCACCTTGTGGAGTGATGCCGTTTGGTGGTTGTCCTTCACTGACTTCTAATCCCATGCGTTCTACTTGCTGAGGGGATAGAGTGATAACTGTGCAACGACATCTAAATCCATTAGGCGGATACCATGTATCCCAGACAGGATCATCTGCTCTGAATACTTTGCCATCCATAGCAAGGTGACTAGGTCTTGTATGACTGTCATTGACTGCTGAGTACATCCAGTAAGGCCGAGCTTTCTTGACAGCCGGTGATGTCATTGCTTTGTAGTGGCCAACGTTAAAGGCTGTCTGAATGTTAGTTCTGAAGATGTTATCGGCTTGGTATTTAGTGATACCATCGAAGCCTTTACGCTTCAGAAAGTCATTCATAGATTCTCTAAACTCAGTAACTGTATTGCCATCTTCAATCGCTTTCATCAATTCTTCGTGAAACTTTTTGAGAACTTGAAGATTTGTATATTTGGAAACAGTAAAGGCTCTTACCTGATATTCTTCAACAAGATCCTCATACTCGTCTTTAGTCATTGGTATCTTTGAGAGGAAAAACTCCTCATCAGCTAATAGATCACGATTTAGAATGCTTCTATCCATGTTCAATACCTCTGCCTTCAAGGTCAGCTATGACCATTAATTTTTGTAAGGTATCTTGCAACTCTGAATCATCAATCTCATCAAGCAACTGCTGCAGCTCTGTTTCATCTTCCAGCATCAGCTTCATTTCCTCTAGGCTATTGGCAGCCAGCAGCTTATCAATCGCTTTGTATAAGTTGGTGGTCATTGTAGGGGAAGTAGTTTGTAATGCTTCATCAGCAAGTTCATCAAGTTCTTTCTGCACTCTCACAGCTCGATTTAATTTTTTGTTCAGATCCTGATTGTTTTTCAATATCATAGGTATTTCTTCTTTCATCATGAACGGATTGATTTGTGCTGGCTTCAAAATTTCCTCACTTGCTTCTGGCTTTGGAATACCAAACTTTTTATAAACATGATCCGCAGAGATTTTAAGTCCAACATCATTGATCAAGGTCTTATAGATCTCTGCTGTCTCTTTTTGATCTCCGGCTTCCTCAGTATCAAATCGAATCGTGGGTAAACGGCTATCATCACCAAAATTAAATAAGACTAAAGGTCTTATCAAATATTTACGCAGCGTTGATGCAAGAGCTTTACAGTCAGCAACCGTTAAGTCATGTCTTACCTCGTTATGAGTCTTTGATTGAGCATAGCTGCCACCGCCTGAATCACTGGTCAGTGTTTGTCCAAGCACCGCCTTAGATATCTGTTCGTCACAGTACCTAGCTAGTCTTTCATATACATCTGCGGAGGATGTTTGTTGCTCTCGATAAACTCAATCATGGTGCTTGTGGGCACGATTCCTGATGCATCAGAGCCGAGAGAGTAAAGAGCTTGTCTTAAAGCTTCCTTATCCTCTGATGATGCTGCAGCATCATACTTGCCAAGTCGCAGCGGCATACCATAGACTTCAGCAAATGACACCCAGTCTTTCACATCATAATTCTTAAACAAATACATCCAAGCTAGAACACGAATCACACCACCTCTTGCAGGATGGCCTGAGCGCGCTTTGTAGCGGTGTATGATAAACTTATTCACTGGCAGCAAAATTCCTTCAGGATGTTCAATGGTGCGAACCTTGAAATTATCGTCACTATCGAAAAAGAAGTTTTTTAGATGCTTATGTCTGATTTCTTTGACAATTATCTTGTCCATGTCATAGCCCCAGATGATCTCTGAAACGGATAAACCTTTACCAATAGCATCCAGCAGATCCAGCATGACTTCTTCCATATTTTCAATAGCTTGTAGTTGGTCAGACACAAATTCAGCAATTTCTTTATCCTGTTCATCATCACTGGAAAAGGGAATCACTTCATAATCCAGACCTGTTACCGCATTTTTGCGTGTTTGCATCTGAGAAAACAGATGAGGATCTTTTTCTTCTATTTCCTCAAACAGCTCTGATTGTTCCAGCAAGTCACCGGCATCACCATCACGCAAGATTCGTGCAAGCTTTACTGGAGTAAGACCATTGCTGGGGTAGGTGGAGAATCGGCTTGAGATTGGAACTGAAGCGATCTCGCGATTTTCTGGCTTAGGTATTGTTTTTTGCATTCGTTGACTTTTCTTCATTTCTCAACCTCCTAATAAGCGCCTTCATGAAATCTTAGATTTCTACTCTGAACGGATTGGTATTCAATTTTATAGGCAACTTTGCTATTGATAGCTAATTTAGTAACCATTTGTAGGCAGTCTGGAGCATCATCATTTTTACCCATTGGATACTCAGTCAGCTGCTTCAGCAAGGCTTTATGTTCCTTGTTAAACTTAATGAATCCATTTTTGATAAACGGTTGCAAGGATTGGATGCGAGCATCCTTATTACCAACAGATTGAATTTCTGTGATAGGCAGATACTCACTGGCTTCAGCTGAACGCTGTGCCATCACGTCTTTAAAGAAATATTGAAACTGATTCGTTTCGACTCCAAATTCAACAAACCCTTTTTTATACTCCGTTTTTAAACGTTTAGAAGTTGCTATTGCATCTTCAATGATCACATCAGGTTTGCGCTTCTCAATAGATGCAAGCAGCACGTACAGATAACCAGTCTTAATATCTTTAGCTACGGTGATGATCGCTGATGTATCACTCTTTTTGTTTTTACCTAGTGATGGATCATTTGCACCAAAGAATACATATTGAGGTAATGAGAAATCAATTAATGAAGGTTCATACCAGCTGAACCATTCTTCATTGAAAACACAGGTGTCAGGATCAATAGGATCATTTTGTATTTCTGAGTTAAATGATCCTTCACCTTCGGAGACTTTCACAATCATTAAATCATAGTAGGAAAGTTTGGCTTCCCAGAGTACCTCTGTACCTTTCAGCATAGCTTCCTTGTTTGATTCGTAAAAATTCCTGGCATCTTCCTGTCTATTCTCATTAGCAAGGTTTGTATAAATAACTTCCCATGCATCCCATAACTCTTGATTGCTCGCAAAGCTGATAACACCTTGATACTTGACTGTCTTATATTCCGGATTGTTTGCTACCTTAGCAAGCAGTGAGTCATAATGTAGTAGTGTACCTATATAAACAATGTCTGTGTAGGTGTCACCGGCTTTAGAGACAGCTTTGTAAAACCATGAAGCTAACTTTTTACGCTGATCAGGAGTATTTACATTTTCGTCATTCTCCACATCATCCAGTACGATCAGATCAGGCCGCCATTGCTTATGTCTACGGCCACGTATCTTCTTACCACTGCCGATTGATTCAATCTTCGTGCCATTCTTCAGCAAAATGACGTTGCTTTTCCAAACCTTACCTTCCATGATGCCGAAATCCTCTTTGATCAAAACATTATCTTCTAACTCAGTTTTAATATCACCCAGAAAACCATCTGCTTGACTGATGAGTCAGATAATATAATGACGTAATGTTTGTACTGATAAAGTGCAGCATGGATCGTATCTTTAAAGGTAAAGGTTGTTGATTTAGCATGACCTCTGGGTGCTTCTATTGCTCGACGGCAGCCCTTCAGCTTATCGATTTCTTTTGCCTCCTTATAAGGATTCAATCCTTTAAGCACTCCTTCAGACCATATTTGATCCAGCTCGCCGTGAAACTTCGGTGACTCCCTGACAAAATAGTGACCTAGATAAGCCCTGCCAAAGTATTCCAAATCAATGGCAGCCAGCTGCTTTCTCAAACCTTTCTCACCGGTTAACGATTTTCCTTCATTAAATTGTTTAAATAAAGCAATTCGTATATCTTGATGTTCATAATTGCGTAAGCAGTAATTCAGAAACAGCTTTTTTTGATGTTCTTCAGCATCTATTCCTTCCTGAGATACTTCCTCATCTAAATGCTCAAGCAATTCTTCAAGATTGATCATCACTCAACACCTTCTTTTTAGCTTCCAGCAGTACATCTTTTAACTTACCGGTAAGAATTGCATCATTCTTGATCAGCTTCATGAGTTCAACTTCTAACTGTTCAAACGCAAGCTCCATTTTCTTCTGACGATCCTGTCTGTTTTTCTGCTTCCTCAGCTCATCCTTTGAAAATGAGCTAACAAGCCTTCCTGCTTTTTCAAGTGGCATTTCCATAAATTCTTCATCTGCGGTGCTGATCCGTTGCATCAAACCATTAAGCATCATCAAGCGGGGAGCAGAGGAGTAGTCAAGATCGGGATTGCGTTCAATGGCTTTTGCCAGTGCCTGAGTCTGTTCGATAGTTTCAGCAACTCTGGCTGCTGCTTCATTGATCTGCAATGCAAATCTTCCAACAGCAGATCGGCTGATATCATATCCCTGCTCATTCAGCCATTCTGATATTTCATCGTAAGTGATGGAAGTATCTTTGATCTGATCAATGACTTGTTCTTTGATTGTTTCAGGCAGCTGATTGATTTTTGAGTTTGTCCGACGGCGTGCCATCAGATATCAACTCCCGGATCTTCAATCGTACCTTCAACTAAGTCAACTCCTTTACGTGTCATTTTAATCAAAGCATCATTACCATAAGCAGTGTAGGCATTAACCTTTTTATCTACAAACTCAATGTATCCTGCATCATGTAAATAAGTGATGTATTTACTGATATCCGGTGTCATGATCGTTGCATCATCCAACAAGGGATTGATGATCTGTCTGGCATACAAGCAATAGTTATTACCATTGACCAGACAGCGCAAGATTCGACCTCGGATATATTTATTTTGTTTGATTTCATTCTCTGTGAGATCCATTGTTATCCCTCCTTTTGATTTCAATCAGTTTATCTATCTTACGGCTGACTTTATTGATTGCCGCATCCACACTGTTCAGTGCTCGGATATGATCTTCACGTAGCGTATAGACAAGCGGAAGATCAGATTTTAATTGGTTTAATTCAGAATGTACTTTCTCAATCTTTTCATCATTCTTGCTGATCTCATTCATGACTTCCTTACGCAAGCTGCTGATATTTTCATTATTGATATTGATACACGCTTTGACTTCTTCATTATTTTTTTGAATTGAGTTTTTCAAGTCTTTGTATACATAACAGAATAGAGGAATGACAATGATTTTCAAAACATCAAAGATGGTATTGATCCACTGATCCATGATTACTTACCTTTGATCTGTAAGACGGCTGCTTCAATCTCATTCTTCAAATATGTATCTAAGTCATTGAAATTTTCGCTAATTAGTCTCTGGGCTTCAGGGGATAGTTTGGCTTTGATTTCATTCAAGGCCTGATCACTCAGCTTTAACAACTCCTCACGCTCAATCTTGCCGTCTTTGACTGCTTCTCTGATTGCACTGGCAGCTTGTTGCTCAATGGCTGCCACTGTTTGATTTGCTAGGTTAAAGGCATCATCAATCGCATTCTCTAAAAGCTTTCGCTGTTCATCATTACTGATTTTTGCAGTTTCAACTTGGATACGCTTTTTAATCAAAAACAAGACATAAAGCAAAAAAGCAGAAATCAAACTTATCAGCAATGGTAAGATATCATTTACCAGTTTTAATAATTCGTTTACGATCGTTTCGTTCATGTTAGTCCTCCCTGGATATAAAAAATCCGTAAACACTTTTTCCTTGTGTCTACGGACATTTTACGTCTATTCATTTTATCTTTACATTAAACTAGTTCGGCGAATTAGTTCGTCAGTTTTATTCAAAATCAAACATACTTAATTGACCATCTGCAAGTTCATTGCTGCAAATTTTTTGTACCCAACGAGTGGTTATGCCATATTTTTTTGCTAAGAAAGTTGCGTTATAGCCATTGTATTCTTCCTTTATTTTCTTGTTTCGGATAGGTTTTAAAAACGTTTTCTAAGTTAGGGATATATAAGCTGTCACCACCTGCAATCTTAACTAATTTAAAGAAATTCTGGATACCGATTTCTGATGCAATCGTTTGATAGATACCGGGTATCATATCAATAGTTATTTCATTATACCAGTTTTCAGTGTTGATCACTTTATCCCTCCTAACTCTTTATAAATTCATAATTTTCCTTACATATGCTTCATATTCTTCACCGACTGTCCATGAAGCGATTCCTGCTTCACGTTTTGCATCAATAAATTTTCTTTAATTCTTGTCTAAATTTCTTTTCTTTCTGCGTTAGCTTTTTCTTCATCTTTTACTTCCTTCTTTAACTTTTTGAGATAATCATAGTTTTCAAATACGAAATCATCACATTTCAATGGATCAATTTTACAAATATGCTTCTTACAAAACATACAAAATTTAAGCTGTTCCGGCTGATACGGAAAATCAGAAAGCTGTATCTTCATAAAAATAACTATCCGAATCATCATAGAGGTAAGAGAAGGTCAGCTCCTGCATGGGATAGATCATGTCTCCGTCTTTGATAATGTATTGTTCGAATCCTGCATATAAGCTGCCAAACGGTGTTTTGATTTCGCAAAAGGGATTACTGCCTTCAGCACTTAAGTTCATGAGATGATCCATTGAGCAGTTATGTAATAAGATCGTTCCTTCCTCAACTCTTTCTAAAAACCAATCCGGTGTATTGTCTACCAAAAAGCGATACCGCTCAACAGTCAAGCTTTCGGTTCTTCTCGCAAAACTTGTGATAGGGCTAATGTTTTCCATGTTTTGATTCCTCTCTTTCTACTATATCTTTAAGTGCTTCAATAATTACGTAACATTGCTGATAATCTAACTCTTTCAAATTCATTCTGAACATTCGCTGGCAAAATGCATCAATGCGGCGATTGTCCTTGTTCCAGCCTAATTCACCTGTTAGCATATAGATCAATTTACGTTGCCTGACAGTTTCAATATCACCTTCAGTATCTGTTCTAAATTTAGGTATTTCTTTGTTGATGCGGTTCTTAGTTTGCTTTAATGCTCTAACAACCTTATCAATCTCTTGATCAGTAAGCAGCTTCAAGCTGTCTTTGCCTGTTAGATCAAACACGATATCATGAACTGACTGACTGTCTAAGTTAAGCTCTGGGGACTTGGCAAGTCCCCAAATGGCTTTATAGCGATTAGCGCACATCATAGATCACATTCATCTTGTCAGTGTCAATATGGATGCTGTCCTGACGTTTGATTTTGATGCCTAGCGATTCTAAGGTATCTTTATCATACTGTTTCAGACGTTCTTTGCTTATTCTGGTATCTTCTACAAGCACTTGATCCATGTTGTGATCTTTGAGCTTATCAATCAAGGCAGCTTTATTCTTACCAAGCTGCACCTGCTTTGTTTCCTTAATACTGATCTTGCCGTAATTCAATATGATGGATCTGTTATCATTAAATTCATTCGCATGATCTTTGACATACTTTTTGACTTGCTTGTCCAGTTTAGCAATCGCATCTTTATGAGGTTGGCTATCCTCAAAGCCTTTTATTTTTTAGAGCAAGGATACCTCTCTTAGTGGACTCTTTGATTTTACTAAGTGCGATTTCATGCTCGCCGATATGTTTCAAAGCTTCATCAACTTCATTCAAATTCTTCAGTACAGGCAGAGCCGGTTTGCGTAATCTGATTGTTTTCTTTTTCATATTTGTCCTTTCTAGCTCTTTATGATTTCCTTCATGAGCTGATATATTTGCGTGGAATCATCACTTGCCGGATTCCATGTATTCCTGATTTCTGAGATCGTTGTTTTAGTTCCAATCCACGGTATAGAACCATGTGTATATTGATTCAATGTATAAAACATCATAGCAAGACCTTCATCCTTACTAGCAAATGTGCAGTATGTTTCACCGCATTTAATGCCACCGGGATTGTTCCTTGTCTGCCAACCCTCATCCTTGCCCCAGCCGGTTTCAAGTATCCATGTAGCTAGGGCAAAGGCAGGATCGATTTCGTAATCAAGTGCAAGAATGTAGAAATTGGGAATAGAGAGGGAAAGACCTTTTTCTACAATGAAACACTCAATTTTATCATATGGAGTGATTACCTGATCAACAGGTGCATCAACTCCGGAATTAGTCAGTCATTCATAAGTTAGAAGTTCGGCATTAAGATTACTAATCATCTTTTCATAAGCATCAAGTTGATTGATATATTCAAAGCAATTTTGCTGAGCTTCTTTTGCGATAGAAGCTACTTTATTAAAATCATCTTCTAACTGTTTATATGTTCTATTGGCTGCCTGTGTACTTAGATAAAGTGCGATACACAAGATGCTTAATATTCCAATCGTGATTGTTTTACCTACGTTTTTTGACATTTATGTTGTCCCCCTTAGATCATCAACATGCTGCTTGCCTGCTGGATACTTTTCAGTGTGATCTTGGTTTCACCTTTATCCTTCAGCAAGCGGATCACGTTGTTTAGTGTACGATCAAGCAGTCTGAAGCAGCCGTTTGTTGGATTCATGGCTCTGTGTTCCAGTTCAACTAATGCATCATGATCAATATCATAATTGCTGAGGTAACGATCCGTTTCGGATTTGCTTAATCCACGCAATGCTAAGTAAAAATCAATACGATTTGCGAATCGGTTCAGATAATTCTTGATCAAGATTTCAAGCATCGGTTCACCGGCAATGATCAGCCCAACTTCTGCTTGATCATAGATACCGCGCAAGATTTCCATTTTCTTTTGCGTGAATTTCGTCACCAGCTTGTCCGCTTCATCAATAATGATTAAGTAACCCGGATTGATGGAAAGGAAGTCACGTATTGAATTAATCCTATTCCAATTAGTTCCTGCACCCTTTGGCAAACCTAAAGCTTTTTCAAGTGCTTGAATCAAATCCCTGCAGCTCATCATATCATCACATTCAATATAGACTGCTTTTTTCGCAAGTTTTGCGTATTGTTTAAGGCTGTGTGTCTTGCCAAGACCTGACCGACCGATAACGATACCTAAGCCGGACTCATGCTGGCAAGATGAGCAGACACCTAAGATCGACCTTGCATCATTACTTTCAAAAAAGATTTGTTTCTTCTCAATGGTCTTTTTAGCTTCCTTTACTTTTTCGGCTTCCTTTATAGGCAGTGTTGATATTTTCATATCTTCGTCAGTTGATATTACTTCACTCAATGTAGGTTCGACTTGCAGATAATTTGAGATTGCATCTTCAATGCATGTGCAGTCGGAATCATACTTACCATTAAGCCAGCGACTCAATGTAGACCTAGAAAAGCCAATCTTATCAGCAAGAGCTTTGATAGATATATCATTATCGCTCATATGACTGAACGTAAGTGCCATTAATTCTTTATTCATTTTTCATACCCTCCTGTTGTAGTAAATACAAGACTTGATTTCCTCTGTTGACAAGGTAATCGTTCACTTCATCATCAACTTGTTTCTGCTGCTTGTTTTCTGATTTCGCAGCCGTAAGATTGAGTGGGACTTCCACTGTCTTGTTTCCGCTGCCCTTGATGCCTAGCTCTAAGCCGCCAATGACTTTCGGTGTCTCTGTATCAGTCACACGCAGCTCTGGCGGTGTATTGAATCGGTTAAGTGTTTCTCTAGCATCCTTGATCTGACGTTTTTGAGCCTGCATATGTCTTTCAAGTGCTTCCTGTGGCACTTTAGGTGCTATCTTCAGCAGCTCAGCAGATTGAGCATCACAGATTTTAATATCATCCAGAGTGTAAACGTGGATCGTAGTCACATCATCAGGCTCCCATTTGATCCGTACCTTTTGATTGATGTAATGATTCAGCAATTCATTCTGATATAACGTTCCAAACTTGGTGATTCCAACGTTCTTCACTGGCTTGATTTCAGAGTGCATCAGCAGCGCATTCACATATTCTCTAGTCGGTGGCTTCTTATCATAACGATCTTCACAATTCTCAAATAATGCTAATGGTGAAGTCCATTTCTGCTTTTCTTTTTTAAGAGCAGAGTGTTCTCTGATGTGATAGTATTCATCTTTAAACTTTGTCCAATAACCATAGAATTCTTCAATGGTCAGCAGCTCACCTTTATCTAATTTTTTTGCAATATCTTTTTCGATTTTGGAGCTAGTCTTAGATGCAGTGAGTGTACCAACATAGCTATCAAACCAACGGCTGAACTTCTACATACTGTACCAAAAAATCTTTCTATTTGACCTTTTGACCACGGTTCATAAGGTAAGGCTCTTGACCATTCCTCAATTCCAATGGATCTATAAAAACCAATCGTTTCAGGATCAAATTCAAGATCATCTTTCATGGCTCGCTCGTTACGATCCTGACCGGTGTTTGTCTTTGCAGTGTAATCTTTACCATTATCTATGTGCAAGTGTTTAGGCACACCGCCGGGCTTTGAGTAGAGCATTTTAACTAGTGATTGTTTTAAGATTTCTGCATTGGCATCAACACAGATGATGTCACCCATGATGCAGCGTGTTCTTGTGTCGATCCAGCACACTAGCTTTGGTCTGACTGCCTTTTCCTTGCCATTGGATTGTTTCACTGTTACCCAAAGGTCAAAGGTATGTTCATCACCTTGTACAAACTCCATGACTGCAAGGCTGCTGATATCCCTTGTGGCTTTGACCATCTGCCGATTCCTAAATGCTTTCATTCCGTTCTCAGCCAGATAATGAGCGTTATAACCTTTCTTTTCAGTCATGCAGTGCTTCACATATCGACCGACTGTCTTACAGCTTGGTATTGACAGCCAGCCGCGCTTATCGGCTTGTGCCTGAATGCTTCATATAACATTTCAATCGTGCCGTGATTCGCAGCGAATGTCTTGTTAAACCAAATGTTTTCTATGATCGCTTTTTGTTCAGCAGTTAATGAAGGAAAAGTCTTGCTGACTCTTGGTTTACGACATAAGGCTAAGGGGATAAAGTAATCAAAGCTATGCTTTTCTTCCTTTTCCATTTTCAGTGCCCAAGCCTGAGCTTCCAGTATCGCATCAATATTACGGTAAAGAGTACGTCTGTCACAGCCCAACTCCACAGATAACAGATCCGCTTCAATCGTTTTCTTTTTGTGTGTTGACGATTTCATAAAATTCTGGATCATGGCCGCTTGTTCAACAGCTTTGTAATAACGTTCTTTGTTATTTTCTATGTACCAATTCAAGTCAATGTCTAAGTACCACGGTGCTTCATCAGATTTGGTTTCTGATTTAGTTTCTATTTCCAATGATTTCTGATAGGCTTTCTGAGCTTTCTTACTAAGTGAGTTTACAGAAATCAATATGCGCTCTTTACCTCCAAGTTCATTAGGTCTTCTATTAAAGCAATAACTAGAAGGATTACGATTTATGCGGCTTATAAGTCCCGTATAAGATATACCTTCTAAAGAGGCTGCTTCCTCCAAAGGAATATATTTATCTTCCAATTTGTGACACCTCCTTGCTAAGTTGGTTAGTATTTGATAAAATAGACTCAGAAATATTTTTCTCAGAGGGGGAAGGGTTCTTTTGCGGGAGACCTTCCTTTTTTGTATTTCTAAATTTATAAACTATCATGATGTATTTCTTGAAGACCTAGTGTTTGTATGATTGGGTCGATGTATTTCTTACCAGGTCGATCACCTATCATGATCTGCCTAAGATATTGTTTTGATGTTCCAACTGTATGAGCAAGATCACTCTGAGTCATTTGTTGGTCAATCAAGGCCTTTTTAATAGATTTACCAAACTGAGTTAATTGCCTTTTCAT